AAGTCACTGTATTTCCGTCATTGACAACGACCCAACTACCTGACTGTAAATCATCCACATTTTGCCAGTTCGGCGTCTGGTTGTCATTGACAACGACCCAATTACCTGACTGTGAATCATCCACATTCTGCCAGTTAGGGGTCTGGTTGTCATCTATTACACTCCAGACCAGTGTGTTTCCAACCTGGCCCACTGCCTGCACGCCCGTAACAAACACGTCAGCATTCGCCGCCGCAATTACACTACCCACGCTGGACGTGGCCTGTAGGCCCGAAACGACTACCGTGCTAGTGCCGCTGACTGTAACCGTGCCTAAGGCCATCGTGCCTTGGACCCCAATCGGCGTTACATTGGCGTCGCCGGTATGCGTTACCTGACCTACTTGGCCCGTCGCCTGCACGCCCGTAACAAACACATCCGCGTTGGCGGCTACCGTCACAAGGCCCACGGCCATCGTGCCCTCTACGCCCGTAAGCGTGACACTGGCATCACCTGTCATGGTGATTTGGCCAACTTGGCCCGTGGCGCTTACTCCCGTAACGCTGGCATTAGCATTGGCCGTGACGGTAACCGCACCCAAAAAGGCCGTTGCGCCTACCCCGGAAAGTAAAACGACCGCATCAGCGGTCACCTGCACAGAGCCTACATTTCCCGTGGCTTTGATGTCGAGAACGCCCTCTCCCCAAGGCTGTTCGCCCCAGCCTACGCCAGAGGCATTCCAGCCTTCAAAGGCAACAACGACATCAGCCACGCGCGCCCCTTATCAAGCAATGCGAATGATGGCATTGCTTGCGTCGGCAGTTGGAAAGATGATGGTAAAAGTACCGCTGGTCGAGGTCTTTGCACCGCCAAAGTCCAAAACGCAAACCGCTGGATTACCGGCCGCCGTGTCGTTGTAAATCAAGGCGCCAAAGGCGGTGATGGTCGCACTGGTAAACGACAAGTCCGCAAAGTCTGTGAACGCGGTCGTGCCCGTAGACGTGGGTGTGACGTTGGTTAACGTGCCGCCGCCAGCCGCGTACGAACCGGAGTTCGCTACCTCGTTGGTGACCGTGTACGCCGTGGTCGCGGCGGTAAAGGACGCGCTGTTGTCGTACAAGGCCAGCTTAAAGGTATTACCCGTGCCAGTGGTAAAGTTGTGCACGGCTTGCATCAGCTCAACCTTAAAGCTGGTGCTCATGAAGTTTCCTGTAAACGCCATTTTTAATCTCCTAACAAATAAACCAAATCAGGGTGTCCCGCCTCGCGCAAGCGCATGGCGATCGTGGAACGGTCCTGTTCGACCGCCTCCTTCAAATAAAACGCCACCACATGCTTGACGCTTTCCTTAAATGCACGGGCTTGCGCCTGCACAGCGGGATGGGACTGGTCGCCGACAAAAATAATCTTGTCAGCGGCGCGTGCGGCCAGCTCTTCGACGTTCCAACCACGCGCATGCGTGGTCTCGACAAAGACGCTGCCAACCAAAACAGGGGCGGATACGGTAATCATGGGCCTGGTGAATCCGATTTAAGGGGAATACGAAGCATACCGTCACGGTACTCGTCACGGCGACGGCGGCCCTGCTGCTCAGTACCCAAGCCTTGAATAGCTTCTTTGTATGCTGAACGGAAATACTGCATCATCTCAGTAGGTCCCTTGGTGTAGCTGTAAGCTTGGATCAGGCATGCATACAACAGCGCCTCAGGTGCATTGTTGCTAATCCAAGTCGTCGTATTGGTCGAAGACAGCTGCGCTGGGCGGTAAATGTAGCCCAGCTCTACGCTGTAGTTTTGGTTTGGTGTGGGCGCAATGTAGAACGTGTTCTGGTTCCATACCGAATAGTATTTTGGGGTGCCCTGCACCGACCCGTTGTCCCAATACTCCTTCATGAAGGAGGTGTCCCGGAAGTCCAAGAACAACTGGTCACCACTGACCGGGGTTAGGATCATGTAACGGTGCGTGAGCAGATCGGTCGGTGCGGCCAAAAACTTGTTGCCTTGAGTCATCGTGCCCGTGGCCTCAAGCTTGAACACGTCCAAGTCAATCTCGCGAAGAATCTGGTTCTCTGCCAACGTAATGAAGGTGTTGATCACCGGCTCGGTGAAGACGTTGTTGCCCACCTCGGTGTAGTTGCGGATGTTGGTGACAAGTTCGTCGTAGGTCATGAGGTGCTCACTGTCACTGTTCCGATAGCGCCCTGCGCGATGAGCGCTTGGCCCTGCAGATATGGCTGCATGTTAGTGCCGCCTTGGACGCTGCCGTAGCTTTGAAACGCCGTGAAGCCTGGGGCGCCCACGAAGACCGACACCGGCTCAATTCGGTCGGGACGCGGATCGCGCAGCGCGATCGCATCACCCCGGTAGCGAAGCGGCTCAAGCTGAGGCTCTTTAGGCTCGTAGTCATCCGGGCACACCATAAACCCCCGCCAGTTTTTGCGCAGGGTGTTGTACTTGTACCGCTGGCCACAGTAGTCGCACAACGCGTTGGAGAACTTGCCGGATGCGAAGGCCATGTCATACCCCCAAGTCCGGTACGAATTGCACGCTAGCCGTGTCGCGGTCTTCAAGCGCCGCGCGCTGGAAATCCTCTTCGTAAAGCGCTTTCAACGCGCTTGCACGGTCAGCGGCAAACTTTAACGACAAGTGATATGCCAAGCCCGAGGCCAAGCACGGTAGAAAGCGGAAATTCACGTCCGAGGTGTTGGTGTAGTCCCCAGCGTCTTGGATGCGGCGAATGCGGTAATACACGAAGGTGTAGTTCTGGTCTGCTGCGGGATAGAAATATACCTTGGGGACATTGGTCCGCTCAACATAAAACTGCGCAGGACGGGCCTGCGTGGTCTTGTCCGGCACGTTGAGCCAGTCCTCTCGACTGATTCGCTCAATGTAGACGTCCGTGTTGATGCCTTGGTTGTTTTGACGAATGACCGCCTCAAGCACGTTCACCACATCTGTTGGCAGCGAAATCTCGTTGACCCCTGCGGTCAGCGCAAACGTGGCCTCTTCAATGGTCCACAGGTTCAGCCCACGATTGGCCCAATCAAGGAACAGCAGGTTGAGCGAGCGACGCGCCGAGGCAAGTTGGTACCCGCTGGTCGGGCGCATGCCGCAGCGTTCAAACGCCTCCTCAACCAAGTCGTCAATCGACAGGTTGAATGTGGTGGTGCCAGAAGTGGTCATTTGCTGTACAGGTTGTCAAATGTTGCTTGTGCGTCCATGTACGAGTCGTCCTGCTCCGCACAATGCGTCCACTGGCTTGGCCTAAAGTCAGGGGCACCCTCGCCTGTTTGCCAAAACGCGGGGCTTGTAACCCGAACGCGGTTGTTTGGCAACGCCACGATGTTACCCGTCCACTTGCCTGCGTCGGTCAAAATCAAAACATGACTTTGCTTGTGCTGCGCAGGGCAGTCGGCTACTTCGCTCTCCGCGTAATCCACGGTGAACAAGTACCGGCCAGTGTAAAACTCGCCATCAATCTTGCATATCCAAGGGCTGGGACTGGTCCTCGCAAACTTGATCACAGTGTGATGATGCGACGGACAATCCCAAGGCTGCACCAAGTGCGTAGGCATGCGCTCCGGCCACTCCTCCAGTGGGATATCCCCCACCAGCGCTGTGATCGGCATGCGCGCCCACATGGCTCCCCCATGCACGTTTTCAGAGCCGTCTACGTGGCTTTCACACCCGGTAAACACAAGCTGAAAACTCAAGCAACGATCGGGCATGACATTGACCGCAATTACGTTTGCGTGCAAATACTCGCCGTGGTACTTTTGGTGCATGTGGGTAAACTCGCGTCTAACCCAGCACTTAAAGTACGGAATGTTGCTGATGAGGTATGACATTACTTAGCGCGTTTACCGCCCGCCATCATGCCCTTAGACATCTTCTTGGCCGCGCCGCCTGCAGCGTAGCCCTTAGACATCATGCCACCGGCCATCATGCCCTTGGCCATGCCGCCTTTGGCCATTCTCACAGGACCAGTGGTCTTGCTTGGCTCAGAAATCATTTTGTTTGCGGGGCCACTTTCAACAGCACCACCACCGCGCGTAGCGGCTCCCATTCCACGTCCAGCCATATTAAACTCCTTTTTTCATTGCACGGCCCTTAACGTCGGCCGTTTTACGTTTAACAGCGCGACCCATTTTGTCGCCCATGTCAGAATTTTTCATCATCTTACCGTCAGGCATCT